GCAGGTATTCTACCCCACGACGGACGGGAAGATATTGCAACTCCCCCGGCACGCGGCGGTAAAACTAAATTCTCTTTACTTGGAAACCGGCGAAGAAGTTTCCATCGCCCGGTACCGGAAATCAGAGCGGGAGCCCGCCGAATGGGTGTTCGCTCTGACGGCCCGCACGGAGAAAGATCGCGCCGCGAAAGAAGCGTCTTTGTTGGAACGCCAGTTACGGGAATCGCTGGAGTCTGTCCAGCGGAAAGGAGTGATGCCCTCTGAATCGACTACGGGAAATCCCAGACCCGCCGTTCCAGTGAATCGCGGGGCTGTCCGAGAACTGAAACCGACAGGCACGGATGGCCCCGTACCTCAACCCCAACTAAAACCCCAAATAGCGGCGAAATCTGACCGTCAGACGCCCCCGCCGCGTATTTCCTACCGGGAAGCCATCCGCGAGATAACGGGCACCGTGACGGCCCTCCTGAAAGAAACTGGGGAGCAATGGAACGATCAGGCGAAGCAAGACTACTGCTCCACGATTTTCATCGCATGGGCGAAGTCTGGCGGAATCGTCTTCGATGTCCGTCGCTCGGAGGTGCCGAATGCCTGAAGTGCGACTCCCGAATACGGTCCCAACAGGTCTGCTGGAGAAGATCGCGAAATGGCACGGTCGGTATAGTTCGGGCGATGTGGTTATCCGCATTGTCGAAATCGATCTGAATTTACATGTCGGGGTATTCGGCGATCCGCAGAACGGCGGATACGAATGGTTCATCTTTCGGGAAGATGAGGCCAATCCTTCGGCATCGAAATTCGCCGCGTCCGACTTGGGATATGGTGCGCCAGAATGGGCCATGCGCGACGGCCTGATGGAGGCGATGGGACTCGATAACCCCGAGGCGCTGAAGGGCAGACTGGAGCGCTGGAATGGCTGATTCCCTCACCTACCCGGCCCCTAAACATGGGTGGACGTGCTTCCACTGTGGAGAGACGTTCCGCTCCCCTGGGTCCGCTGAGAATCACTTCGGAAAAACGCCCGCTTCGATACCGGGATGCCTCATCAAGATTCAGACGGGCGATGAACGTGCGCTCCTGATGGCGCTGCGAGATGCGGAGAATCGCGCGGCGGACTACCGTCATCGAATGGAACTCGCGGAGGTGGAAAGCGAGATGCTCCACGGGTCGAATGAGAATCTTTTGCGCGCGGCGGGAAACGGCATCCGGTCCCATCACGATCTACGGATGGCGGTAGATAGTTGGCGGGGACTCGCCATCACAGCGAATGCCCTCATCGAAAGAGCGCGGCAACTGTACCCGAATGCGTACGCCGATGTCGCGCAACTCCCTACGGAGGTAACGTCCAATGCCCAGTAGGTGCGTGACGTGTGGGAGAACTCCCGAAGCGCATCAGGAGGGCAAGCAGCCTTCGTATTGCCAGTCGTACGCGTCAATGGATCTCCCCGAGGGCAAGACTTGCAACGACTGCATGCACGTTCGCTTTTGCCTGCAATTCATCGGGCCGGGAATCGCAGCGAATACCCAGTGCGACTGGTACCCCATTCGATTCGTGGAAAGGAAAGCATAGTGCTGCAACTCAGATTTGTTCCCATCGATACGTGGCCGGGAGAACGCACCCCGTCCTATAAGCGGAAGGACACGCCGTTCTCCGCGACGTACGTTCAGACTCTCGATTTGCTGGAGACGGAATTGAAGTACCTGCAAGGGAAGGAAGTCGTCCTGCAAGCGTATATTCATTGGTCCGATCTTCGTAACGATGGACTTCCGCGATCGGATGCGAAATTCAGTGACCCCGGAGTGATTCTCACATTCGAGTCGAAGCAGGGTCCGATGTCCTTCCCCTGCGACCGATTCAATCATTGGCAACCGAATCTCCGCGCCATCGCGTTGTCGCTTGAAGCGCTGCGCAAGGTGGACCGCTACGGAGTGACCCGCAACGCGGAGCAGTACCAGGGATGGCGGAAACTGGGAACGCCCAATGGCGTCATGAGCGTCGATCAGGCAGCGGAATATCTCGCCACCATCGCCGGCAATCGAGATATCTGGCCTTCACTGAGGCGGGAGAAGGTGCTCCGAGATGATGCGTACCGGAAAGCTGCCCGCGCTTGCCATCCCGACACCGGAGGGTCACACGAAGCGTTCGTTGCTCTCCAAAATGCAATGAAAATCCTGGAGGCGCAATGACAGTTTTCGAAGTCCACACGAAGACGGGACTGCAATTTCGCATGCGTTGCCGATGTGGGTGGGAGACGCCGGATCGCTATACGGTCGAAGGGGCCGGGCGTGATATGGATCTCCACATGGCGGAAAAGTTCCCGCTCCCTACATCGCGGCGGGAATGCTACGCACCCGTGCCATATACCCTTGAGTCCAGGGTCCAAGAGTGGGTGATATCCCGACTCGGAGAGGATCACATGTACTCTCCCGAGAGGGCGATGCGCCTCTTTGAGGAAACCGCGGAGTTGGTACAGGCGGAAGGGATTGACCGAGATGCGGCGCACAGGCAGGTGGATTACGTGTACTCCAGACCCCCCGGAGTTCCAGTGCAGGAAGCCGGAGGCGTCGCCGTTTGCCTACTCGCGTGGTGCGCCGCGAATGCCGTGTTGTTGATCCCGCTGGCCGTAGCCGAGATTGAACGTATTGAGGCCAAGCCTGTTGATGAGATTCGGGGGAGCGTATCGCGCAAGCGAGACATGGATCTTGTGACGATACTTCCCAGGAGGCCGGAGTGAGATATCGCGCCATCCTGATCGACCCCGGCAATACAAAACAGGAGCGCCCCGTACAGGTGCTTTCCAACTCTCTGGATGACGTAAGACGGTGGGCATTCGGAGATGAGTCCAAAGATCCCGAGGGAGCACGTGGCGTGCTTTCTTCGGCGAAGTCTCCTGACGCCGCCGTCAATGTCTACGCTGTGGAAGAGCGGCAGATTGACACTTGGACGAAGGAGGGGAAGCGCAAGTGAGCGACACCTACGAAGAGTTTCTCGCTTCCAAGCGCATTCTCGCCGCGCCCTGTGGGTTTGATGTGAAGGACTCCAGTTTGACTCCAATGCTGGCGCACTTCCAGCGGGATATCACCAGGTGGGCACTACGCCGCGGGAAGGCCGCTGTCTTCGCCGGCACTGGACTCGGAAAGGGATTCATCCAACTCGATTGGTGCCGTCTGGTATCGAAGCGCACCGGCCGGCCGACGATGATCTTCGCCCCGCTTGCCGTGGCGCAGCAATTCCAGTTCGAGGCGCAGAAGTTCGGCGTGCCCGTGACGTTATGCGAGTCGGACGGGGACGTGTCGAAAGGCGTGAACATAACGAATTACGATAAGCTCGCCGCGTTCGACATCGCGCGATTCTCGGGGGTATCCCTCGATGAATCGAGCTGCATCAAAGACTGGACATCAAAGACTACCCAGACCCTCACTGAGCAGTTGGCGAATATGCAGTACAAGCTGTGCTGTACGGCAACCCCGTCGCCGAACGATCATGCAGAACTTGGGACGCACGCGGAGATCCTGGACGTGATGCGGCGCACCGCGATGCTCGCAATGTTCTTCGAACACGATGGGAAAAACACGTCGCAGTGGGTGCTCAAGGGGCATGCGCGCAAGCCGTTCTTTCACTTCGTGGCATCGTGGGCAGTCTGCGTGATGCGGCCGTCCGATCTGGGGTACCCCGATGAGGGATGGGAGTTACCGCCGCTCCACGTTCTCGAGCACGTGGTGGACGTAGATCACAGCGTGAACACTGAAGGGATGCTGTTCCGGCTCCCCGATATGAGCGCCACGGGGCTCCACAAAGAAATGCGATTGACGGCGGAAGCGCGCGCCGTGAAGGTCGCGGAACTCGTGCGGTCGAAGCCCGGCGAACCGTGGCTCATCTGGTGCAATACAGACTACGAGGCGGAAGCGCTGCGCAGAGTGATGCCGGAGATTACCGAAGTGCGGGGATCCGATTCCCCGGCCCGCAAGGTACAGGCGATCCTGGGATTCTGTAACGGGTCCATTGTCGAACTCCTGTCGAAGTTGTCTATTTTCGGATTCGGGCTGAATCTTCAGCACTGCCGGAATATGGCTTTCATGGGACTCTCCTACTCGTTTGAGTCCATCTGGCAGGGCATCCGCCGATGCTGGCGATACGGGCAGGATCGCGAGGTATACGCGCATATCGTCCGCGCCGTGACGGAAGGGGCGGTAATGGACGCCTTCCGCCGCAAGGAACGGCAGTACATTGAGTTGCAGGCCGAAATGAATGCCGCGATGCGGGCCGAACAACTCGCCGCCCGGCACAAGGGTAAGAAGTACGAACATACCTTGAGAATGGAGATCCCAGAGTGGCTGACACCCAATTTGACAGCGTGAAAGACGCGATCCAGTTCGAAAACGCGACGGTTGACGGGACCGCTTCCGGCAAGGTGATCCACCAGACGCTCACCGATAAGTTCGCCATGTATCACGGGGATTGCTGTACGGTGATCCGGGGCATTCCCTCGGACTCGATTCACTTCAGCATTTCAAGCCCGCCGTTTAGCTCCCTCTATTCGTACACGGATGCCCTGCAAGATATGAGCAATGTGCGTACGGACGGGGAGTTCTTTGACGGCATGGCGTTTTTGGTGGAACAACTGGCGCGCGTAATGATGCCAGGTCGCATCGTCGCTTTCCATTGCATGAATCTTCCGTCCACGAAAGAGCGTGACGGATTCATCGGCATCCGCGACTTCCGCGGCGATCTGATCCGCCTCTACCAGAAGTTCGGATTCATCTACCATTCCGAGGTGGTCATCTGGAAGGACCCGCTGATCGCGGCGACTCGCACGCATGCCCTCGGGCTGGCACATAAGCAAATCGTAGAAGATTCTGCCATGTGCCGAATGGGGATTCCAGATTACGTGGTAGCGATGCGGAAGCCCGGAAAGAATTCCGAGCCCGTCACCCATCGACCCGCCGGCTTTGAACGGTGGATCGGCCCCGAGGACCGTGAGCCAAAGCAGGAATGGAAGGCGGACCCGAAGTCAAACAAATACTCCCATGAAGTCTGGCAGCGGTACGCATCCCCGGTGTGGTTCGATATCAATCCTTCGGACACCCTGCAGAAAGAAAGCGCCCGTGAATCGGATGACTCTCGCCACATTTGCCCGCTGCAACTGACGGTAATCCGCCGATCAATCGAGTTGTGGTCGAACACCGGCGACACCGTACTTTCCCCCTTCGCCGGCATCGGAAGCGAAGGGTACGTGTCGCTCGAAGAAGGCCGCCGCTTCGTGGGGATCGAACTCAAGGAATCGTATTACAAGCAGGCGTGCCGCAATCTCGCTAGCGCGCAGCGCCAGGAGAAACAACAGGAGATCTTCGGATGAAATCCCCCGTCATTTTTCGAGCCAAGTTCAAGGGACTGCGAGGGCAGAAAGGCACCTTCGCATTCCCTGGTGAAATCGAAGTGGAGATCTTCCATTTCAAGGTTGGCCCACCTGCTGAGTGGCGCGCCCGGCGTCCCGGCACCACCATCGAGTTCAAGGAAATTACACCGCA